AATCATTGTATAGGCACCATCCTCCGCAAGGGTCAGGACATCTTTTCCCATCCGGGCCCACACCTGCACCGCCTGCCAGTCCTCACCCATGCCCACCAGCGCGGACACGACAGCAGCCATTGCCGGGGTCTGTTCCGCTGGTATTTCGTCCGCCGTGTAGCGGTCTGTCCGGGTGTAACCGTCCGCGTCCTGATAAATGGGCGTCAGGGTAAATTCATCCCACTGTCCCGGCTGGGGAAACTGAATCTGTATCTCTGCATTATTCATGATTAGAGAGGTATGTTAATGTCCACAAAATCTGCCGTTTCTTCGGTTTCAATACAGTTGCGGGATATCGCATCCAGACCATAGAAAACCGGATTAACATTTCCGGGATGGTAATAGGTGTACTCTCCGGTTCCCGCATAAACAGAAACGTCGCCAGCCGCATTATTCACCACATCAGTCACCCATTTGGAAACACCAACCCCGGTTTCAAAATTACTGACGCCGCGGCATGTGGCAATTTGATACAGATTATTCCCCTGGCCTCCGGTGAGCATGAGCCAGAGCGCTCCTGTATCTTCATACCTGGCAATACTGGCGACAGATTTTTGTTGATAGATAATCTTGGCAATCGTCCACGGAACAGGCTCGTTCTGACTGGCCGGAACAAAGCTGGTTGTAGTCTTAACCTGCCAGCTGTCCGTATTGTTAAGCGCAAAAATCTCACGCACCCGCACCGTATAACCGTTGCGGTCCGTCTTTCTCACGTTATCATAAGTAATATCCAGAATTTCGCCGTGATTGTAAGCCAAACCGTTTGCCGGGATAATACTGTAAGAATCTATGGAAAGGTCGGGACGAATCGTCTTCCCGCCGCGGCCGATACCAAAGGACAACTTTGCGGCATTGGTAGCGCGCCAAAGGAAAGAGAACCCGGCGAAACTGGAATAATTCCATTGAGGGTTGCTCACCTCAAATCTCGCCTGAATGGTCGAATGAGTACCCTTGGGAACCTTAATACCAGCCAAATGGTAGGGAACTGTTTTGGTCACCGTCGAAGATCCTGACGCGGTAATGGCATCCGTATTGAGGAAAGCATTAGAGGTCAGGATGCCCGTCACGCCGGCCATGCCTGCGGCATGCAGGCGGTTGACCGCCCCCGTATCGGTCGGCGCACCGACAGCAAGAGGGATGTTGACGCCGCCATTGGCGTTAATAGCCCCCGCCGCCGTCAGACCTCCGGCCAGAGTCATGTTGCCTGCATCATCTACTTGAGGTATGGCCTCAAGGGCCTGCTGGGCCACCGTGGCGGAGTTGGCTGCGCTGGTGGCGGAGGTCGCGGCATTCGTCGCCGCCGTATTGATGCGCCTCTCCGCCTGGTCAATGTCTTCCTTGGCGGTTTCGGCGCGCTGGACAAGGGGCGTAATCGCCCCCACCGCTCTCTCCTGCGCCGTTTGCACGGCGGCAACGGCATCCGTTCGTGCGCCGGCTATATTCTGCTGCGCGGTCTGTGAGGCACGTCCCACGGCAAGAACAGAATCGGCTTGCTTGTCCTGTATGGCAGTAACAGCCTCATTCCCGGCATCAACAATCTTCTTCTCCCCGTTGCTGACCGTTTCCGGCCAGGTGGCGGCCAGCGACTCCACAGCCGTTTTAGCGTCATGGGCACTCTTGGCGTCACGGTCCGCGTTGGTTGCGGATGTGTCGGCTGCGGCTGCAGAATCGGCGGCAGCCCTTTTGGAGGCCCAGGCAGACCCTGCATAGCCTTCCGCCTCTTCGGTCCGTGTAGCAGCGGTGGCTGCCGCGTCCGTTGCCGTCTTGGCTGCCTGGCTCGCCGTTTCTGCGTCCGCATGAGCATTCTTGGAAGCCTGGAGCGCATGATAGGCAAAAGCCTGTGCAGCAGTAGTAGCCATCCACTCCATACGGAGACGCATTGTCGCTTCCCCAGGCATAGCGACAAGCAGCGTCCGGTTCTTCATTGGCGGACCGCCTGCCAACTGTGCGACACGAGAAACACCGAGTACGGAAATATACCCGGAAAACAAAATTCTTTGGGAACCATCATCTGCCTGAACCAGGACATTGTAAGACCATCTTCCTTCCGGCAAGGCGGGGAATGAAAAAATCACCTCATTAGAAGACTCCCCCTTCTCAATGGAAATCTCTATCACCTCCTGATTGGCGGATACAATGCTCCCTGAAAAAATCACGCCGTCCAGAGAAACGGCTTCCCCTGCCATATCCCGAAACAGGGCAGGGAAGGAAAACGGAGTATTCTCCATGCAGGAAAAATGTTCCGTGACGCCCAGGAAATCTAACATGCCTCCCTCTTAGCACACATTTTTGCCGCACGAATACAACCGTAACTTGAACAAGCAAAAAAATCCGCTCCCTGTTTCGGCAGGGAGCGGAACAAACAACAACGAATACCCTGGAAAGATAATTAAGCTCCAGCCGTCGCCTTCTCCTTACAAAGAATCTGCACGAAAGATTTTTCGTCTTTCCTGGAAGCCCCATACATGCAAGCGGCATCTGCTCGAACAACAGAAAGGTTCTGATACTTGTCCGGTCGCACGATAGAAAACTTCATCTGATCCCACGGAGAAAGAACCAGGCGGCTCTTGACCCACATCGGACAAATACGATTGCCGTCCTCATCAAACGGAAGCATATTCGTGACCAGGAATCGGACATTCAGCATTGGATTCACCTTGCCATGTTCCAGCACGGAAAAACCGTAATTCTTATTCTTCTGCTCCTCCCACATGATCATCTGCGCCTTCATCGTTGAGGAAATCGCCAGACAAAGAGTGTCGCCGGAAGCCTCGTCCCATGCGTAATTCTCTTCCAGCATGCGCTTGGCTTCAACAATCTGGTCCAGCAGGAACCCGGCAGGATTCTTCGTCCCATCCATCTTGAAATCAGCAGGAACAACCAGACTTGGATCAAGATTGGTCAACGTGGCGCCTGAATTGCCCGTGTAATTAGGTGCAAGCATTCCCCCGCAAACACTATCCGAAGTTGTACGGATGCGGAACTTTCCGGGATTATCCGTATCGGGAACCACCCCAAGCAAAACCTGATCAAGCAGCCTCTTGCCGGCCTTCTTCATTTCCGCGATAAAATCGCTGATACTGAGTTCAAGGTCGTTCAATAGGATGTTGTCAATATCATCCTTGTGAAGAGAGTCCGCATAACGTTGAGGTTTAATTACACGCTTCCCCATGGAAAGCTCGTGCGGGCTGGCCTCTACGAATCTGTTGCCGATCTCCTTGAACTCCGTCTTGCCCACATAGGGAATCTCCATATCTTTCCCGCGACCGGGGAGAACGGAACAATACGGCTCAAGAATAGACGTAACCTGTTGAATCTCACGCTCGAAAATTGTTGAATACTTCGTGCGGAGCATATCTGCAATAGAAAGATTAAACTCCATGCCCCTGTCATTGCACGGAACGTGATCGGAGACATACAACCACGACTTGAACAAAAACGCCCACGACTTGAACAAAACAATCAAAAGCGCAGCCTGGAAGCCTGTTCCTTGCTGTGCTCGTCGCGCAAATGACCATACACCCGCATGGCGAGAGCGCCCCCGTCCTGGTGCCCCAGCCACTTGGCCACGGTCGGAATATCTACTCCCTGCTCAATACACGTCGTGGCGAAAAAATGGCGCAAATCATGCACCCGGACATGGGGCAATCCCAGGCGGACACAGGCATTTGTAAGAGCTTTCCTTGGGTTTTCAATAACGAACACAGGAGATGTTGCGGTCAAGTTATTGTTTGTTTTTTTCATCCGCTCAATCACATCCCGTAGAGCTGGGTTAATATACAATATCCGTCTTTTGACTGCATGTTTAATTGCCGGGACGGATATGGAGTCTTTTCCAATATCGCCCCATACCAAGCGTCGGGCTTCTTCAATCCGCAGGCCAGAGTAGGCCAAAAAAGCCACCATATCTGCTGCAGGGGAATCAAGGCTCTTTTCCCGGTACTTTCGCAGTAAAGGAGCACGCCTGATTTCTTCTACAATACGAACAAATTCTTCTTTTCCCGGGATGAAAAATTCCGTCGGTTTCAGACTCAATCTCTCCAGTTTTGCGGTAGGGTCTGAAACTACGTACCCGGAATCCCTGAGCATAGCAAATATTTTTCGAACTGCACCAAGAGCTCCATTGGCCGTTCTTGGCGAACAACTCTGTGCTTTTTTGGTCCACCATAACCGGCACATATTGGCCGTGATGGCTTCCGCTGCCACATCTTGTTCAACCAGCTTGCGAGCATGCTCCGCGAAAAGCAGAGCAGATTCAAGGGCCCTAGGTTTAAGATTGGGCCTCATCTTTTGCTGGGCAATGTAGGTATCTACCGCTACATACCAAGAGATGTTTCCGATAGTCGGGGTATTTGTCCCCATCTCCTGCAAAAAGGCAGCCATTTTGGCAATAGCCTCATTTATATCCTTTGT